GCATGGCGGGGCGGACGCTCACTCCGGGTTTGGCCGGTCGGTTGTGGCCGTGGCCCTGCGCGACCATGTCGCCTACATCGAAGCCGGCGCCCACGTCCGCCCCGTGGAGGGCGCATGACCGCCGCCGACCGCTACTTTGCCGCCTGCCACGCCCTCAACCGCGACGAATGGGCGCCCGGGATGCGGCGGCTCCGCTGGGCGCCCGGCACGGCACGGCACCTGCAGATCGCCGGGCGCGTGCCCGACGGGCCGGACATGCACGACTATGACCGTGACCACGTCGTGCCGGACTTCACCGACCCCGCGACGGTCGGGTGCTTGCTCGCCGCCGTGCGCGAGGCGTTGGCGTCGCCGACGCTGTTCGTGCGTCCGACCGCCTCGGGGTGGACCGTCATGCGCGGGCGCGGCATGGGCAAGCTGAGCGACGGCCTCACCGAAGCCGACGCCCTCATCGCCGCCCTCGAAGCCGCGGCCGCGCGCCGGTAGCTGTCACCGCGTGAAATCCCGGACCCCTCCCCCGCGCGGTAGACTCCGGGCAGGCTCGCCCCACCCCTCCCGGCGGTCGCGGCGTGCCCGGGGGGAGCGTGACCGACACCCGCAGGCAGGCCCTCCTCCTCGCCCTGGCCGCCGCGCGCGGCTACCTGCGGGGGCTGACCTGCCCGCCGCCGCTGGCCCCGCCCGTGCCGCCGCTGGTCGGGGCGCGGGCGGTTGCCGTCCACGAAGCCATCGGCCTGCTACTGGCGGCCGGTGCGGTGCGGGACGGCTGGGCGTGGTGGGCGCTGGTCAGGGTTGTGTGGGCGGCGGGGCGGCTGTATGAGCGGGCCCACGGGCCGGGCCAGCCCTGAGGCTCAGGCCGCGAAGGCGTCCCGGGCCATCTGGCGCCACTGGCCCTGCGTGAAGCCGGCCGCGGCCGCCTTGGTGGCGACACGGGCAGGCCACGTCGCATTGGCGGCGGTGAGCGCGTTCCAGAAGGCGAGCAACGTGGTGTTCGCGTCCTTCGCCAGCCCGCGCAGAGTGGCGAAGGCCGTCCCGCTGAATCGCTCGGCGGGGCCGGTTGCGACGTGGAGCATCCCGCCGTTGGGGCATTCCTCCTGCCCAACCCACACCTCGTGTTCACCGGCCACGTCGTCGTTGCCGGCGTTGCTTTCGTAGCGGCCCATCGTGAGGCTCCTGTCAGGTCTGCCCGCGCGGCATCAGGGCCGGCGGTGCGGTCGGGTTGGGTGGCGTCGGCCGCGGCGTGGTCGCGTCGACGGCGAGGCTGAGCAGCAGGACGTAGAGGCTGGCCCGCGGCTGCGCTGGGGTCTGCGCCGACGGCTGCGCAGGCTGCGGCTCGGGGTCGGTCATCGGTCTGTGCTGCCGCTGGGGCTGGACTTCGAGCTGCATCAGGTGCGAGCCTCCGCGGCCGCGCGGGCGGCCGTCAGCAGGTCGTGGAGTCGCTGCGTTGCCGCGTCGTGGCGGGCGCGCTCAAGGTCCAGCGCGTGGCGCACGTCGGCCACCGCGCCGGTCAGGGCCTGCAGGTCACGGCGGAGCTCGGCGCGCTCGGCTGCGTGCCGCTGCGCCTCGGCCTGCAGGTGCTTCCATGCGGCTCCAACCAACAGGGCCAGCCCGCCGGCCGGGCCAGCGCCGGTCAGCAGGCCGGCGAGGGGGTCGGGCGCGGCGCCCGGCACAGGCGCGCCGTCGACCTGCGCGCCGGCGGTGGCGGCGAAGGCGGCGACGGCGAAGGCCACGGCGCCCGCGACGACGACAAGGGCGGGGCCGCGGAGGTGGGCGGGGATGCGGGGGATGGTGCGCATGGACGGCATCATACCCCGCGGACTTCCCAGTGTGCCCCATCGGGCGGGCCGTCCCAATCGCCGCCCCAGTGCAGGGTCGCGCTGCCGGTCAGGCCCTCGGCAACCATCGCCGCCCACTCCGCACGGATCACCGGGGCGCACGCGCGGATCGGGCCCCAGTCGGCGGGCGACGGCTTGCCGTCGATGAAGGGCACGATGTCGATGGCCTTCGATGGGAGGGTGTTGTGCCTGCTCTGCCCCGGCTTGGCGTTCGTGACCCGCGGCCCCGGCGTGGTGCGGCCTTTCGCGTAGAGCACGGCCTGCTCTGCGTTACTACGGTGGCCGTAGATGACGGTCAGATCGTGCGGCATGTCCGGCCGCTTGATGGCGCGCTGGAACAGCGTCACGATCAAGGGGTCGCAGGTCAGCAGGCGGGAGAGCGAGGTCGCGCCGAAGGCAAAGGGCATCGGTTCAGTCCTTGTCCGCGAGGTCCGCGATCAGGTCGGCGGCGAGTTCGGCCAAGTCGGCCGCCAAGCGCCGGATCTCGGCGGGGGTGAAGCCGCCGGCTGAAGCGATGGTGACGCGCGCGGCGAGGCGCAGAAGGCGGGCGATCAAGGCCGGTTTCATGTCAGCACTCCGGGATGGGCGCGCGGGCTGCGCGACGGGTGGCGTAGGCGCAGAGGTCGGCGTGGGTCAGGCGGTGGACGTGCGGCGCGGCGCCGGATCGGCGGACGATGACGATCATCGGGCGCCCTGTGCCCAGCGCAGCACGTCGTTGTGCAGCGCGGCGGCGCGGTCGATCAGGTCGGCGGGGGCGTCGGCGGCGCGCAGGTAGGCGCAGAGGTCGGCGGACTCCTGCGGGGCTTCGATGACTGCGCCGGGCCAGCCGATCCGCAGCGGCGCGCCGTAGGTGCGCTCTCCGTGGTCAAGCCGGGTCAGGATGAAGGCGCGGGCCTCGGGGGTGAGGCTGTCCGGCAGGTGGTCGCGGACGGCGGGGCCGTCGGTGTCGCACGGGCCGCAGTCGTGGAGCGCGAGGTCGACGGTCATGCGGGCAGGCCGTCGAGCTGACCAGCGGCGAGAGCAGCGGCCAAGCCCGCGCAGACCGCATCGGCGATGGCGGTGCGGCCGGCGTCGTAGGCGGCGAGTTCGTCGGGGTCGGTCGGGGGTGTGGTGGTGGCGCAGACGCGGGCGGGGGGCTGCGTGAGGGTTAGGCGCAAGTGTACGGCGGGGACGTTGTCCTCGCCCATCCATGCGACTTCGATGACGGACGCGGCAGCGATAGGGGTGCTCATGCGGTCCTCAGACGTTGCGGGTCTTGACGACAACGCGGGTCAGGGTGAACCCGGCTTGAAGCTGGGCCATGATGCCGCCGAAGAGCGCCGCGCCGAAGCGGGTGCCGGCCGGGGCGTCGCTGACGTCGGCGGTGACGGTCGAGGACAGAAGCACCGCCCCGGTCAGCGCGGTCAGGTCGGCGTCGCTCGGGGCGGTGGTGCCGTAGAAGGCCCACAGCACCGACCCGCCTTGAATCAGCAGCGTCACGCACCATGCGCCGGTCGGCGTAGCCTCTGCCGATCCCCAGTTGGTGAAGCTCTCGTTTGTGGCGATGCGGCGCTGCTGTTGCGTTGTGGAGAGCAGGCCCTGCACCGTGTTCGACGTGCCGGTCGAGAACCGGGCTTGGTCGGCGCTGATTCCGACGCGCCACGCGGTGCCCGCCCCTGTCCAGTCGGTCAGGCTGGACAGGTAGAAGGTCACGGCGAGGCCGTTCATCGCGTCTTCGGGGAAGGTCAGCCCCGCGGCGGCCTCAAGGTCGATCAGCGCGTTGACGCTGCCGGTCGCGCTCGCGCCGTCGCACCGCAGGCCGGTCGCGCCGGCGGTGACGGTGCCGGCGTTCGATGCCGACGACGCCCACACCGATGCGACCGTGGCGCCGCCAGCGGCCCGGGTCACGGTGTTGACCACGCCGTCGGTCAGCGTCGCGGACGTGAGACCGGTCAGGTCAAGGTCGAGGGCGGCGGTCCAGCCGGCCGCATCGCCGGCGACGTTGACCAGCGCGCTGCTCTGCGAAGTCTGCCCGCCCGACGACGCGGTGATCGTCGGGGCGTAGGCTGTGCCGTTGGCGACGGTCCACGTCCACGGGCCGAGGTTCGAGCCCGACGCGGTCGGCGTGCTGCCGTCGCTGCCCCGGACGGCGCAGGTGTAGGTGGTGCCGTCGGGCGCGCCGGGGTGGGTCCACGTCGCTGAGGCGGACGTGGTGCCGCTGGCGAGGCTTTGGACGGCCGGGGGCGTGGGGGCGGTGAGGTCGTCCGCCTCTCCCGGCGCCCGGGTAAAGACATACCCGCGGCGGTCGCTCATCGCCCGACCCCGAGTTCAGCACTGATGGCGGTGGTGCCGCTCTGCGCGGCCACGAAGATCGAGCGGTTCGGGGTGACCCCTACGACGACGGGCCGATCTTCGGGGTCACGCATCTTGACCGCGTACTTGCCTTCGCTGCCCGCGACGTGGACACCCACCTTGTCGTCGGTGCCCGAAGCCGCCGCGCCGTCGACCGGCTGCGTCCGGCCCGCCTCGACGTTGGCCAGCGCGTAGTAGAAGCTATGGGTCGCGGTCAGGACGACGACCGTACACCAAGGCGGCACGATGACCTCTTGCCAGTCGGTGCCGATGGATGCCCCGATCAAGCGGGTCGCAGGGGCCCGGGTGTAGCCGGACAGGTCAAGGGCGGCCATCGTCACACCTCCAAGCGGTCTGCCGCATCATCGGGCAGGGTCGCCAGCGTCAGCGCTACCGTACCACGGAGCGGGTCAGGCTGCACACTGACGACCATCGCCATCCGGTCGGCCCATCCCCCGGCGGTCGACAGGTACAGTCCGCCGGTCTGGGTGCCGCTGTAGAGCACGACGTCGCCGGGGCACAGGGTCCAATGCCAGAGGCCCGCGAAGTCGGCGCTGATGACCTCGGGGAGCACGTTCGCCCAGACCGACAGGCGGTCGGCCGCGGCGGCGCGCATGGCCGTCTCGTTTGACCACAGGTACTCGGTGACGTCGTAGACCTTGAGCCCACCCATCGGGTACTGCGACGCGGGCGCCGCGCCGGTCGTCGTTCCTGACGTGCTCTTGATGCCGACCGGGCCATAGGTCAGGTTCGACCACGTCGCCTGCTCAACCGCCGGGCCTTCGACGGCCTGCGCATCGGTGACCCGAAGCCGCTGGATGCGGGCCGTCGCGCGCGACTGCGGGCGGATGTCCTGCGCGCACCGCAGCGTCAAAAGGCCCTGCCTGAGCGTCAAGAAGGCGCCGAAGCCCTGCAGGATGCCGGTGAGCCACTGCCCGCCGTCCGCGGGGAGCGGGTCAACGATGGCCTCGATGTCGTTGGCGCCCGCGCTGCCGGGGGCGAGGGCATCGTTGACGCTGCTGAAGATGTCAGCGACGTCGACCTCAAGCCCATCCCGCAGCGCGTATCCCCAATCGCGCGGGAGCACGTCATAGGCGCCGTTCCCGCCGCTGCCGGTTGACGTCAGGATGCGCGCCACGAACTGCCGGATGTCCCCGTACACGAAAGGCACGAACTCGACAACCGACCCGATGGCTGCGTTGACGCGCACCGTCCCGTGCACGTCGGCAGTCGCCACGCCGGTCAGGCGGTCCGGTCCGGTCGCGATGCCGGTGTAGGTCAGGTAGAACGCCTCGGCGCCGCTGGCGGGGGTCACCTTGACCGCCCCGGTCCCGCCGGTCAAGCGCACCCCGGACGGCGGCGCGGCGGCGAGGCGCAGGGTCGTGTCACCGACGATGTACCCGGCCCCGCTGATGGACCCGGGCGCGCGGTAGGCGCTGAACAACTGCGGCTCGCTGCGCAGGTCACCGTCGCCGCGCATCCGGCCGGCGAGGGCAGACACTAGATCCCAGACCTCGCAGGTCAGCACGCCCCGGCCGTCGTTGGCCAGCCCAGCGATGCGGCCCGCGGCGACCGGCTGATAGTCCGTGTACGGCATCCCCGGGAACCCCATCCGCAACCGGACAAGGTTGCCCCGGCGCAGGGCGCGCAGGGTGGTCAGCAGGCGCCCATCACCCGGCCCGCCGACCAACACCCCGAAGCGCCACGCCCCGGCCTCTGGGGTCCATTCAATCGGGGCGACGCCGGCGCTGCCGAAGGTCAGCGCGCCGATGTCGAGCCACGGGGCGACGGTCAGCCCGAGCCCACCCGACACCGCGACGTCGGCGGTGGTCAGGATCACCGGCGACCCGTCGACGGTCAGCGCGTAGATCGGCGCCAGCGCCCCGCTGTCAAGGCGCGCGCGGAAGTCGGCTGGCCAACTCACGACCGCACCCGGAAGGCCGAGGCCACGAAGCCGGACGGCCCCGGTGCGCGGCCGATGGCCTGATCCAAGGACATCGCCAGCGGGGCCGTGTGCGGCGTGGTCGCGCCCCCAAGGGTCACCCCGCGCAGGGCGGCCAAGTGCGCGGGGTGCTCGGTCAGGGTCATCGTCACGTCGTAGTAGAGCTCACGGTCGCTGCGGATCTCGGGGGTGTCGGCAGGCTCCATGACCAGCACAGGCCAGAACCCGTAGGGCCGGACGGCGATAGGGGTCTGTGCCATGCGCGACCGGATCGGCGTGGACAGCGTGACCAGCCCGACCGACGACACCGACGTGGCAATGGGTTCTTCGATGATGCCCTCGGGGTTTTGGCTCTGGACGATGAGGCGGTCGCCCGACACCAGCGCTGCGGACGGTTCCCATGCCAACATCTGCGACCCGCCCGACGTCAAGAACGACGACGTGCCCGGCGTGATCGCGCTGACGGTCCATGCCAACAGCGCCTTGTCGGGGTCGCGCGCGAAGCCGACCGCGCCGCCGCGCTGCAGGTGCGAGACCAGCGTCCGCAGGCCGTACCGGTCGTCTTCGCTGACGGCCTGCAGGTCAAGGGTCACGCGCCAGCGCACGCCCTGTTGCACCCGCACCGCGCGGCCGGACAGGGGCGACACCCCCTCGGCGACGGCCTCGACGTCAGCCTGCAGGGCGGCGGGGTACACGTCGAGCGTCAACAGGCGCGCAGACCCGGGGGCGTACCAGTAGAACCGCGAAGCCATCAGGTGCCCCCCAGGCCCGTTGTACCACGGCGCAGGCCACCCGGCCTTGTCATCCTGTCGAGGTCTCGCAGGGTCGCGGGCACCACGTCGGGGTGGAGCGATGCGGCCTGGATGACCAGCGTCGGCCCTGCAGGCTGCGGCCCGCCTCCGCGGCGGCTGTAGGTGCGCGCATCGGTCGGCTGCCCCGGGCGCCCGCGGGGGTCTGTGACTGCCATCGCCGCATCTCTCATGGCGCGCAGCTCATCGGCGCGGGCATCGCTGACCCGCCGGCCCCGGCCTTGGTCGCCCGGCGTGAAGATGTCGCGGAGCCATGCGCGCACGCGGTCCCAGGTCTCTCGCCACCAAGTGCGCACGCCATCAGCGATGGATGCCGCGATGCCCCGGAACCCGCCGATGTCGCGCCACCAACCGACGATGCCCCGGACGATAGCCACGGGCAGCTCGATGGCGATTGCAACGGCCATGCGCGGGATGATGCTGACGAGGTGCACAATCAGGTCAGGGAGCACCTTCACGATGAGGTCCGGCACCAACTGGACGATCAGCGCAGGCAGGTTGCTTAGCCCCTTGATGATGCTCTGGATCTGCTGCACGATTGCGTTGGACGTCGCCTTGGCGCCATTCTCACCCAACGCCTGGATGCCGCTGATGGCCTGTCCGATGGCCTCACCGATCAGTGGGATCGCCTTGGCGAGTTTGGCAAACATGCCGTCACCGGCGACGTTCCCGAGGGCCTGCCCCAGCTTTACGCCGATCTTGGGTATGACTTCGGACAGGACGCCACTGACATCGCCGGAGAGCGCCTGCCCGATCATCTTGCCGGCGTTGGCGGCCTTCTGGATGGACTCTTGGTACATCTTGCCCAAGATGGTCCCGAGCTCTTCGATGGCGGCGGCGGCCTCTGCCATCGCCTTTGACGTCAAGTCCTGCATCGCCGCCTGCGCCTGCTCACGGGCCGCCTCGGCTACCTGCGGGGCGCCAATCTGGGCCGCTGCGCGCTCGATGTCGAGCAGCTTGAGCTCGATGGCCTGAAAGGCTGTCAACGCGTCCTTGGGCGGCGCAAGCTGGTCAAGCTCGGCCTGCAGGGCCCGCAGATCGTCAATCGCCTGCGCGGGGATGAGGTTCGACACCGGCCCCAACGCGGACGCGGCGCGCTCGGCGTCCTGAAACGCCTCCAACGCTTTGACGAGGCTGTCGTACTCGCGCCGCATCTCGGCGAGGCGCTTGGCGGCTTCGGCGCGGGACTTGTTCGCGGCCTTCTCGGCTTCGTCCTGCTCTTCGATAGTGCGGCTGTATTCCTCGGTCGCGTCGATCAGGGCGAGCGCTTCACCCTTCTCGGCCTGCAATGCCGCCGACGTCTCTTCGGCAGCGCGCAGGCGAGCGCGGGCGTTCTCGATCTCGTTCTGCGCGAGAACAACGCTCTCCGCCGACATGCTGTTGGTCAGGCCGATGGCGGTCTCTGCGGCCTTGATCGCGGTCTCCCGCGTGCGGATGACCTCGCGCTCCTTCTCGATGATGCCGGCAAGGTTGCGCTCTTGGTCGTGGTAGTCCTCGGCGAGCGCATTGCGCGAACGCGTGGCCGCGGCTTCGTGCTTGTCGATCTCGCCGGTCAGTTCCTTGAAAGCAAGCGCAGCGTCGTCGTTCGCGCCGCGGAGTCTCACCAGCGCCGCATGGATTCCCTCAAGTAAAGGGCGGGCTGCATCGGCGCGCGCGCCGGCCTCCTCCATGCGCGCGGCAAGCCGGCCGGTGGCCTCGGCTGCCTGTTCGGATTGGTTCGCGAGGACCGCGTAGGCGGCGACCAAGGCAGCGACCGCAACACCGGCCGCAGCGGCGACGGTCATCGACCCGCCCAGTGCGGCCTTGAGGACGTCGGCGGCCTCGGACGCGCTGCCGAGCGCGCCCGCGATCTCGGGGCCCTGTTGCATGATGACCATGAACGGGTTCGCCCCGCCGGCCAACTGCTGTGCGACGTCCGCGAGGTTGTAGCGCAGCGTCATCACGCGGCCGTTGAGGTTCGACACCGACCCCGCAGCGTCGTCCGCAGCGTCGGCGGTCTTCTTGATCGCCCCGGGCGCGCCATCGGGTGAAGCATCGCCGCCGGAGGTCCGGTCTGCGGCTGACTGCGTCGCTGCGGCCTGTCCCTTCAGGGCCTCGGCGGTCTCTGCGGCCTGCTGTTCAAGGGCCGCGCCGGTCTTCGTGGCCTCCGCCTGCGCTTCGGCGAGGGCATCGGCCGCGTTCCCGGCGGACAGCAAGGACTTGGTCGCCTCGTCACGGGCCCGGATGACTACGTTGATCACGTCGGACATCTGGGGTCACCGGGCGCCGGTCAGGGCGGTCAGGAGGGCGGCGAGGGGGCTGTGCTCGGCGTCGTGGCGCTCGCCGGCAAGGGCGGCGGCGGCGTCAAGATAGAGCGCCTGCCACGGGCAGTCTATCCCGATGAGCGCCGAGGGGCGCACCCCGTACCGCCGCGCGGCAAGGTCAGCGGTCAGCGGGAGCCCCGGCTGCGCGGCCACGAAACGAAGCCACCAGCGCGGCCGCCTCCCGGGCGAAGCCTGTCGCGGCCTCGGCGCACGCCCACACAGTGCCCCACGGCATCGTCTGGATGCCGACGGTCCCGGCGGTCGGGTCGTCGTCGCCGGGGAGGACCACGCGCATCGGGGTCCACGTCACCCCGTCAAGAGACACCCCGTCGACCGCGGCCATCACGACCCGGTCGGCGGCCTGCGCAGCGCTGCGGAGGACCGACGCCCCGAGCGCCGACAGGTCAAGGTCCGGCGCGTTGGCGGGGGCCTTCGCAGCGGCCTCGATCTTCGCCAGCGCCCCGCCGACAAGGCCCTCCAACACCCCGGCCTGCGCGGCCTGCCCCGGCGACAGGCGCCGGACGCGCCAGTACAGCGCGGGGCGGTCGCCGTCGGCGGGCTGCATGACGGCGGTGAAGGGCACGGCGGCAGCGCGCAGGACGCTGAGCACGTCCGGCGCGGCGGGGGTCTGTCCGGGCTCAGGAGTCATAGGAGGACTCGGCGTTGACGATGACGATGGCGGGGTTGTCGTTGCTGGCGAAAGCGACCGACGTCGTGATGTCAGCCATCGACCCGCCGACCGTCTCGGTCACGGTCGCTCGGCAATCGGGCAAGGTGATCGTGATCGTCTTCGCGCCGGTCGCTGAGTCGGTGAAGGTCAGCACCAAATCGCCGACGGTGTCGGCGGTCTCAGCGATGCGGGGGGCGAAACTGTCCTTGTCGATCACGATGGTCGCGGTGGCCCGGCGCGGGACGCCCACGGACGGCTCGGCGCTGGTCAGGGCCCCGACCTGCGGGCGGCGGGTCGCGCCGTTGGTGATGACTGCCTCGGCGCTCTTGACGGTGCCGATGGACGACCCACCCCATGTCACCGCGCACTCGTAGGCTTCCGCGAAGACCTTGTCAGGGTAGGACGGACTACCGGCGGAGCCGTCGGCCGCGGCCTTCATGCCGACGATGTCGAAGGCCCAAGTGCTCTCGGCGCCGGGGGTGACGCTCAGGGTCAGGCTGTTGATCTTGCAGCCGCTGTAGATGATGCTGCGGCCGCTGTTGCCGAAGATCTCCTCGATAGTCAGAGAGGGCAGGGCCGCGGCCGGGCCGTAGGTGTGCGTGTAGGGGCCGGTGCCCGACGACGCGGCGGCGCCCAAGGCGGCCCGGATGAGCATCCCGAGCCCGTTGTACGACACCGGCAGGGTCACTGCCCCGCCGACCTCGATGCCGGTGACCAGCTCATCCTTGACGAAGCCCGATGACTTGTGTGAGAGCAGGCCGCGCGGAGTGCGGCTGCGGGTCGACGTCAGCGTCGACCCGTTGATCTCGCAGGACAGGGTCCGGCTGACTGCCGTGCCGGGGGTGACCTCGACGCCGACCTTGATGCCGGCGCCGCTTGCACTGATGGGAACTGCCACGGGGGCCTCCGGTGTGTCGGTGGGGTCTATCAGATCGCGGGGGCGATGCCCCTCAACTTGAGGTAGTGTCTCTCTTCGGTCAAGAACCCGGACCAACCGACGCGGAGGACCGCGAGCCCGTCGCTGTCATCCTGCACGTTGACGATAGTGCGCACGGTGTGACCACTTTCGTCGGTGAACAGGCGCAGGTTGCCGGGCAGCATCCACGTCGGGGCGCTGGCATGAACGCCAGTGACCTCGGTGAGCAGCCAATCGACGTCCTCGACGACGTCGGAGCCGTAGCGGCTGTACCCGGCCTGATAGCGCAGGGACCAACCCAAGACCGCATAGATGTGGCGGTACTCGTCGACGCCGACCACGGCGGTCTGCGCGGGCGTCGGGATGTTGGACCCCGCCGACTGCGACCACGACGGGCTATCCCAAAGGATGGCGCGGCCGGCTGGCATGATGCGCCCCGGCTCGGCGTAGGCGTTGACGGTGTTGGCGAAGGGGCCGGCGGATGGGTCAACGGCAACGGCAGTCGCGGGGCTGCAGTACAGGTAGATCGTGCGGACGGCGCCGGCCGGGGCGGTCGCCGGAAGTTCGACCTCGAAGTCGAAGATCGCGATCCGGTTGGTATGGTCCCACGTCGCGCGCTCGTGTGCGATGATGGACCCGCCCGCATCGGCGAAGCGCACGTCGTAGCCGTTGCTTTGGACGTTGTCCCAGAAGGGCACAAGGTCCGGACCCAAAGTCAGGCGCGCCACAACCGCAGCGCCGCCGGGGGTCGCGCCGGTGGTGTCGCACGTCACAGCGACGCGGAAAGCGTAGTTTGCACCATTGGATGCGGTGATCCAAGCCATTAGGGCACCGCCTGCCACTGCCATCTGACAGTGAGGATCGCGGTTGCGCAGCCCACGGGCACGCCGACGTCGGCGGCCGCGGACGGCGCGGTGAGCTCGCCCAGGACCACGTCCCGCACCGTCGCCCCGAGCGTCCGGTCGGTCAGGGTCGCGGCGCGCACGCGCTGCCACAGACCGACGGCGGCGATGTCTCGGGACAACGGGGTATCCGCCGTGCCCTGCGCCCACATGCGCAGCTCGAAGGTCGTCACCGTCTCAGCGCGAGTCAGGGCCGCAGGGGCGGTCACGTTCACCGACGACGTGATCATCCGCCATGCCACACAGTCGCCGGTCACTGCGGGGCGGTCAGTCGCGCCGTAGGTCACGCGCTCCGCGGTCAGGCCCGACGCGGTGAGGAGCATCGTCCCCACGGCGGCCATGACGTCGGTGATTGTGGTATCGCGGTCAGACACGCTTCAACTCAGCGGTGATGTTGCGGGCGAGGACTTTGGGCAGGTCAGCAGCGGCGCGGTCGGCGGCGGGGCGCAGGAAGGGGCGCGCGCGGATGCTGACCTGCTCCACCAACATATACCACAGGGTGCCGGACGGCTTGTGCTTCAGGAAGAGCTTGCCGGACTTGGCCTTGATGACGGTGAAGAGGCCCGCGCCGGACTGCCGCAGGGGCCCGCCGAACCGGTCGACGCCGGCGGCGGTGCGCGCAGGTGGCAGGGGGATGCGGAGGTATCGGCTGCGCTTCGGGGTGACGGTCGCGCCGTATTCGTGCGTCCCAGCGTAGCGCACCGACGCCCCGCCGTTGACGCGGCCGCCGGCGCTGATGACCGCCTCGGGGCCTTCGGGGGTGTCCCGCACGGTCCCGGCGATGGAGCGGCGCAGGTGCCCGGTGCGGACGTTGAGGACCGTCGCGGCGTTGCCCTTCGCGTAGCCCTCGCCTCTGAGCGCCACTTCAACCATCGTGCGCTGGACTGCCGCGCGGAAGCCGCCAGCGCCCATGCGCTTGATCATCGCAGCGGCCTCGGCGGGGGTCACGTCAGACCACCGGGATGGCGTAGCGGGCGATCATCTGGCGCACAGCGTCCGGCATCGTCTCGGGGCGCAGGGACGTGGAGATGCCGGCCTCGCTGACAGAGGTCCGGCCTTGGCCATGCCGCAGGTCGAAGAGATGCCGGGTCAAGACCGCGACGGCGTGCGCAAGGTCATCGGGCAGGGTCGCCCATCCCGCGGTCACGACTGCGCGCACAGAGCGGCGGGTCAGCGGCAGGGGCGGGTATGCCGGGTCGATCTCGATCATCGATGTCCGGGCGTCGAGGGTGTAGCCGGCGCTGTCCCGCAGCGTCGACGCATCCCAGACCCGCGAGGTGGAGACGTGCAAGGACGTGACCGCGGTGATGTTGGGAACGCGCACCAGCAGCGTGTAACCGTCCTCGCTGACGACCACTTCGGGCTCGATCAGCGTGTAGGTCGCCGATGCCAAGGTCGGCGCGCCGTTGTCCGGCATCGCGGAGCAGAGCGCCGCGGCGATCATCGCGTCAGCCACGTCGATCAGCGTCTCGATCTTGGTGTCTTCGGCTGTCCCGGTCAGGCCGGGGATCTGCAGGCGCGCGGCGGCGGCGGTGATCACGGGCACGGGGGCACCCCATACGGGTCGGTCGGTTCGGCGGGGCCGTCCGGGGCGTCGGGGTCGCCCGGGGCGCGCTGGGGCCCCGGGGCGGTGACCAGCCGGCGCGTGAGGTACGCGGGGCCGGCCGGGGCGCGGCCTACGGCTGCGTAGGCGCGCGGGAGGGGATGGCCGGGCGCCGGGCCACCTGCGACCGCGGGGGCGGCTGCAGGGGCCTCAGCGCCCGGCAGGGCGGCCCCCGCCGGCGTGGGGGCGTCGGCGGGGGTGCGGGGCATCAGACGCGGACCTCATCCACGTAGAGCGAGTAGCGGCCGTAGATGGCCACGCCCGACGCGGTGACGGCCTTGTTCAGCTTGATGGCGGCGCCCGGCGCGATCTCCATCGCGGTGCCGACCGCACCCGACGCGAAGGTCAAGGCAATCGGCGTGGTCGCAACAAGGTCGCCGGTGCCGCCGCTGCCGCTGGTCTGCGTGGTGAACGTGTGCAGCGTGGTGCTACCGTTCGCCAGCGTGATCGTCGCGAAGTTGGTGTCGTTCGCGGTCACGGCAGCCTGCGGGGTGAAATACCCGCTGACGATGCGGAGCTTCACGGGCAGGGGGTTGGTGAAGACGTCGCCGGCGGCGGTCCCGGCGGCGATGCCGGCGGCGAGGATCAAGTCCACCTGCCGGATCGAAGGGGTCGACATGGGGTCACCTCTGTGTGGTTGGGGCGGTGGATCAGGAGGCGTTGTAGCCGTAGACGACGTTCACGGTCGACGTGGCGCTGAGGGCCGACAGGTGGTCGGGGCTCTCGAAGGCGTAGCGCCCGGAGGCCACGAGGATGCCGGTGTTGGTCAGGATGTTGGTGTCGGTCTCAAGCCGCAGGCCCTGGCGGGTGCCGAGGATGTAGCGGTCAAGGTCGACCATCACCACGCCGCCCTTGGTGTTGTTCCCGGCGGTGGCGCTGTGCAGGCCGTCGGTGTGGAAGGCGCCGGTCTCGGAGCCGGTGCGGCCGAGGGGCCACGCGCGGATGACCGGCTTGCCGCCGACGGCGCCGACCTGACCGGTCAGGATCGTGGCCTGCGGACCGAACTTCTCCAGGGTCGCGATCTGGTCCATCACGCTGAACTGGGCCAGGATGTCTTGGAACGACGCGAAGATCGCGACGCGGCCGTTGTTCTGACCGACGCCACCGCTCATCTTGGCCTGCATGGCCTGGATCTTGGCGAAGGTGTAGGTCGACGCGAGGTCGTACTTGGCCGTCGCACCGATGTCCATCGCCCGAGCACGGAGACCCAGGAAGGACCGGCGGTGGTCGAGGCTGCCGCCGACCGCGCTGCCACCCGACGGGCTGCCGACCGGGAAGACGCCCTCGGGGGCCCAGGCGGTGAGGCTGTCCTGATGGGCGGTGTTGGTGTCGCCGTTGATGATGCCGTCGAAGAGGCCCAGAGCCATCGCCTCGGCGACCTGCGCGCGGGTCTCGGGCAGGAAGGCGATGATGCTGTCCATGTCAGCGTTGCGGTCGTAGATCACGGCGCAGGCCATGTCCTTGACGCCGTAGGACAGCTTGCCGGTCGCCATCGCCGAGTTGATGAACTCGGCGGCGGCGCTGCCGGACGCCGCACCCTGCAGGTAGGGGCGGGGGCGCGCGGTGCTCACCGGGGAGACCATGTTCTTGTCCGTGAGCGTCTTCTGGATGAAGAGACCAACCGGGCTGTCCATGATCGCGGCAGAGGCCACGCGAAGCATCTCGGGCGACATCACCTCGGAGGGGATGAAGTCGGAGCCGTTGCCGGCGCTGACGCCGAAGACGCGGTTGATCACGGCCATGCCATCGCTGGCGAGGCCCATCCGCTTGATGCGGTCAGCCATGCGGGCGAGGGCCTCGGGGGCGTGCTCGCGGGCGTCGCGGAGGATCTGCGCGCTCGACGCGCGGGAGGTCGAGACACCGCGCAGGGCGAGGCGGATCTGGATCGCATCCCACAGATCCTTGACCTCGCGGTGGGCATCACCGTAGGTCTTCGCGCTGGTCAGCAGGCCGTCGACGTGCTCGCGGTGGATCTGCCCGTCGAAGCTGTACTGCCGCACGGTCGGCAGAAGCTGGAGCTCGGCATCGCGGCCGAACTCGCGGACGAGGTTGCCGGCGGGGCCGTCGTAGGGCGCGGGGGTGTTGGCGATCTCGCGGACCTTCAGGCGGGCGATCTCGGCGTCGAGTTTGGCGACGTCGGCGGCCTGCCGCTCTTGGGTGAGCTTGACGTCGTTGACGCTGCGCTCGACGTCCGCCTTGGCGGTGGCGAGGGCCTTGGCGACAAGTGCGTCGACCTGCGCCTGGGCTGCGGTGCTATCGTTGGCCATCGTGGCCTCCTTTGGGTGGATGACCGGGAGGGCCGCCCGGCGCGGAGGGAAGGGATCAGACGGAGGAAGTGGAGACGGGGAAGAGCTTGGCGAGGGCGCGCTCGATGAGGGCGAACGTGTCGGCGTCGGCGTCGGCCGGCGCAGCCTCTGCCTCGGTGACGGTCGCGGGGGTCTCTGCGGACACGTCGGCCGCGGCGGGGGCCTCGGCGTCGTCGGAGGACCGCTGCGCGATGGCATCGGGGTGCATCGGGGTGCCGACGATGCTGCATTCCATGAGGCGGGGCGCCTCATAGACGTAGCCGCGCTGGGCCCAGCGGGGGTCGTCGGTGGGGTACTTGCTGCGGTCGGTCATCTTGCCGGGGATGAAGCCCACACTGCAGGCATTCAGGACGCCCTCGGCGAGCTGCCGGGCGACAGCGCGGCTGGTCTCGGTGGCGTCGGACGGGACGAAGGCGCCGGTCAGGGCACGCACGCCGGGGGCGATGTCGGTCACCGACAGGTCGACCCACTTGCCGATGGGGAGGCCCCAACTGTTGTGATTGAAGAAGGCCACGGGGTTCTGCGCGAACCGCGACAGATCCCAATCCTGCATGACGAGGTCCGACGCCTCATCGGGCGTGCTCATCGACATCACGAAGCGATAGCGCGGGGGCTCGCCGTCGTTGGTGTCCGGCTTCTCGTCACCCATCGGCAGGGCGCGCAGCATGACCGACCGGAACAGAGGCGCCGGCTCGATCTCGCCGGGCTGCAGGCCACCGGCCGCGCGGCGCTCCACGAAGGCGCGGCGCACGTCGGCGGGGCGGGCGGTGACCGGGGCGCACAGCATGGTGGTCAGTCCTTGAAGACGGGGCGGGTGCCGCAGCGGCAGTTGATGTCTTGGCGGGCGATGCCGAAGCCGCCGGGGGACGGGGCTCGGGCCCCTACGTCTTGCCCCGACGGTATCACGAATAGCCCACCGGGCGCAACACGTTGACCATGACAGCGGCGATGGGAGCGGTCAGGTTCAACGGGAAGGGGGGCGCGGACCCATTCCACTTCGAAGTCGATGCCGAGGTTGGCCGCTTGGCTGTATGCGAGGTCGGTCCCGGCCTGCAGGGCGCGGTTGGTCTCGGTGCGGGCGATGGTCAGGGCGCGGGCCGCGGAGAACGCCTGCGACGACCGGACGCGCTCTTGAATGTCGCCGATGGACTCGCCGGCGGTGATGCCTGCGATGACCTCGGCCTCGATCTGACGCTTGGTCGTCTCGTTGACGCGGGTGACCTGCTCAGCCAACAGGCCGGGCGCGGGGGTCAGGGTTGGCTCCCATGCGATGCCGCGGCCATCCGGTGCGGTCAGCCATGCCCGGAACAGGCCCCATCCAACCTGCACAGTGGCCCCGATGACGTTGGTGATGGCCTCAGCGATGGTCATGCCCTCAGCAGCGACGTTGAAGAGCATGGCGATGTCGTCTGCGATGAGCACCCGGCGCACCGGGGCGGTTCCGGTAGGCGTCAATAGGCCAGCGCGTACACCCCGGGCTGCGTCAATAGCCCCGAGGCGTGCGATGATGCGGTCGCGCTGGGCACGGAGCGCCCCGGACCATGCGCGGAGGATGGCGCGCTCTTGGGTGCGGCGGGCCTTGCCGACCAAGCGGCGCGACCGGGCGATGGTCAGGCGCGGGGGCTTGCCGGCGGCGCGGGTGACCGGGGCGCGGCGGCCTGCGCGGCGCTTCGGCTTGCGCGCGGCCATGATCGCGTCCCTGCGCACGCGCGCCCAGCGCCGGCCGGCGTCGCCGCCCCAGAGCAGCCAAGCGATCCACTGCGCGGACGGGTCGGAGCGGTCTTCCCAGCCCGCGGCGGTCTGCTGTGCGCCGTGGCGGGCGAAGAAGCTGTGCATCCGCAGGATCGTGCGGTCGCTTAGGTTCGCGCGGTTTGCGATGTCCCTGGCGCGCGCCACGCCCACGGCAGTCCCGCCGCGGCCGTGCTCTTCGCGCAGGCGCAGCCCGAGGCGGGCGTTGGAAGCCATCCCCGCGGTTGGCTTGCGGTCGATCCCGGCGATGTCGCGGTCGACCTTCACCCGTCGCCCCGGGCCGCGAGGGCCTCGGCGGCGGCGGTCAGGGCGGCGATGGCCTCGGCGCGCTCGTCATCGGTTGCGTCGGGGTTGGTCAGCACGTCGGCGGCATCGGAGAGGGACGATGCGAGGTCGGCGTCTTCGGTGGCGAGGTCTTCGTCTTCGTCGAGGTCGTCGCCCTCATCGCCCGGGGCGTCGTCGGCAGGCGCGGGCGCGGGGGTCTGCCCGGCGGGGGTTGCCGGGGCGGCGGGGGCGGTGAAGGCACCCTCGGGCACGTCGTCCCAGCCCTCGTAGGCGTAGGCGACGCGGGGGTCCATGCCGTTCGCGATGTGGGCGCCGATGCGGGCGAGGATGTCGCTGTCAGCGGCCTGGAGCGGTCCCACGCCGCTGAAATCGTGCTCAACGGTGATGCTGTCGTCGCGGTCGATCCGGCGGGCGAGCATCGTCATCGCCTCGTCCAGCGGCGCGATCTTGCCCCGAAGATCGGTCCAGTACGACGTGAGCTGCGCGCCGGCGGTTGCGAAAATGTTGGCAGCATCGACGCCCAAGCGCACGGGTGGCACGCCGAAGACGGCGAGGATGAGGTCGCGGGTCCAGCGGCGTTGGTTCGGGCCATCCATGTCCTTCGGCGCCCAGTCGAGAAGGTCGAGCTCCGCGCCGGACGCGCCGAGGACAGCGACCCCGCCGTCGCTGTCGCTGAACAGGCGGGCGAGCTGCGTCTTGATCTGCGCGATGGCCGCGGGGTTCCAGCCCTGCCCGATGTCCTTGCTTGCGGGCCGGTAGATCGCCGAGGGTCGGCCCGACCGGGCCTTGCGCGCGGTGCCGGCGGCGAGGGCCTGATCGGCGGTCAGGTCGCTGTGGAGCACCTGCGTCGCCCCGACGCCGGCGAGGGCATCGGGGCCGTCCAGCACGCCCAGCGTCAGGACAGAGAGCACCGCTTCGGGCGGGTACTGCTTGACGGTGTCGCTGCCGATCTCGTACCCGAGCGGGGTGCCGTCGGCGGCGGGGATGACCCGGACGCGCTCGGGGTGGGCCCACCGCACGCCGATGGGGGCGCCGGTCAGGTTGCTGTAGAGCAGGACCGACGTGCTGCGCCCGGCGAGGAGCATGTCCCGCACGGTCGCCTCGCGCCATGTGCGGCTGGACGGGTGCCCGCTGTTGGCGATGGCCTTGGGCAGCCAATGGCCTTCGACGACTTCACCCCGGCGCTTGACCACAATCGGCAGGGCGGCAAGGTCGCCAGCGATGGCGCGCACACAGGCGTAGACCCACGGGTTCAGGTACGCGCTGAGCGCGATGGCCGGGCTGTACAAGCCCTCGGTCGGCGCGGCCGCGGCGTAGTCGCCGCCGGCCACGAACTCGCGCGGCTTCTCGACGGGGTTGACCAACCCGAGCGCCTTTGCCACGGACAGGTACATGCGGCCCCACGCGGACGTGGGGGCGACAGCAAGAGGCGCGGGGTCGGTCGGGGTGGCCATGCCGCGATCATAGCCCGGGTGCGGTGTCAAGGTCAACCGGTGCCCTCCTCTGCGGGTGTGCTGTACCGCCCGCGCAGGGCATAGACGAGGTAGCGCAGGACGTCGTGGGCATGGTCGTCGCCGTCGGTCTCCCAGCGGTCGGCGGTCTCGCCGTGGCGGCCCTTGCGCCAGACGAGCCGGGCCGTCTCCCTGATGAGGTTGACGCACCGGTCGTGGATGATGATGCCGGGCGTGCCATGCTTTGCGCTGACGGTCATCCGGTCGAAGAGCACCTGAAACGACGCGGCGCGGCCCTTCTCGGCCGGGGCGGTCGGCAGGTCGTAGAGCGTTGACAGCATCCCGCGCTGGTCCTTGCCCTCGGGGTCCGCCCACCGCATCGTCGGGGCGTCGGACGTCAGGCCGGTGCCGGCGCAGGTCTCGCACCGGTGCGTCCCGTCGGCGCAGCGCACGCGCCAGCGCGTCCATTCGTCGCTGCCCACGCCGTCGGTCGGCTGGCAGGTCGGGCAGCCCTCCACCGCCCAGATCGCGGCGGCGTGGTAGGCGAGGATTTCGTCTGCCTTGTAGTGCTCGCGGTAAACGTGGAGCACGTCGGCGCTCTCATCATGTGCCGCCCACAGATGGCAGAAGGGCGCACGGGCGCCGAAGTCGATCCCGCCGTAGCGAGGCCAGTGTGCCGGGGGGTCGAAGGACGGGACGACGTAGGGCGGGCCGTTGTGGAAGTCGGGGTGCACCGCGCCCTCAAGCGCGACGATCTCGCCGCGGAGGCGGCTGCGCCGGATCGCCTCAGGCTTCCCCGCCCACTTGTCAGCGACGACGGTCGGGGAGACGTGCGGGTTGTCCATCGCATGGAGGAAGGCCACGAACAGGCGCGGGGGCGCCGGTGTGCCTTTGTCGAGGTGCCCGACGTTGGTCAAGAGGAACGGGGTCCAGCCCGACAGGGGCGTCATCGTCGCGTAGACAAGGCCGTCGTAGTCGATGGTCCGGGCGCCGATGCTGTCGAAACCCTGCACCGACTGCGGCTCTTCGTCGACCCATGCGCCGTGGATCTTCGCGCCTTCAAAGGGGTTTTTGGCGTTGCCCTCGCTGGTATTCTGGGCGAACGCCTTGCAGACGATCTTGCCGCCGCCCGGCAGTCTGACCTCCGCCTCGTTGTCGGCCTCCCAGCCGCGGCGCTTGCTGCCGGCGGGCAGGTACTTGTCCAGCTTCTCGCGCTGGATCGTGCGCGACATCGTGTGCGTCTGCGACACCGCCCAGAACAGGCCGGGGCCGCGCTGGATGCGGTCAAGCGGCAGGCTGTTGAGCCTTGCCCATGCCTGCGTGTCGGGGTGGTCGGCGCCCTGCGCGATTGCGACAGCGACCTGCGCGCCGGCTTCGGTCTTGCCGGTGCGGCTGCCGCCCAAGAGGAACGCTTTATCGAAGTCCCCGGCGAGAAGGGCCCGCACCGCGCCGATCTGCGACGTGCGGGCCTCTTCGACGCCGCAGACCGGACAGCGGTGGATCGTGCCGCGGACCTCGGTCATCGGCGCGCCGCGGCGGCCCTTGGGCGGCGCGGGGGCGGCCGGGTCGGGGTGGGGGCAGGTGCGGCACTCGGGTGCCCAGAGGCGGGCGTAGGCGAGCGGGTGGGCCTCGCGGTGCCGGGCCAAGACCGCAAGCTGCCGGTGAAGGTCGGTCACGACGGCGATCAGCGACGCGGGCGGCACTTCGCCGGCCGCGGCGTGGGCCTTGACCCGCGCGGTCAGATCGGCGAGGACCGCGGCGGGGTCGGTGACGGTCACGCGGGGTCCGAGTCCGGGTCGGACGGATCTGCGGCGTCGACAACTTCGGGCAGGCTGCCCAGCTCGGCTTGCGCGCGGCCGAGGATGGCCAGAAGGCCGGCGGCGACCGAAGATGCGTCGGCCTCTTCGACTCGGACGGTGATCTCGTCAACCTTGATTGCGCCGGCCCTGTCGAGGATGGAGTTTGCGGCGGCGACCCGCGCGGGCGGCGGGGCGGCCGGGTCGTTGGCGATCTCGTCAAGCGCGTCAATGGCGCGGCCCACCATGCCGGCAAGGCGGGCGCGGGATGCGGCGATGAGCTCGGCGCGGCGCTTGTCGCGCTCGGCGTGGACTTCGGGGGTGTGCCAGCGCGAGATGGTCGCGCGGTTGACTCCGTAGCGTTCGGCGATGACGCCGGGGGGCTCGCCGTTGATCAAGTCCTCGACGGCCCGCGCCCGCTTCTCTGCGTCTGACAGGTCGTGAAGACCGCTCACGTTTGCACCCCTTTGCGCCCTGTGACGCTACGGCCCGCCCCGCTGCCCCCAGGCGCGCCCTGTCGGCCCGCCCGACCCTTGACCCTGCCCCGCGGCTGCGGCCCGTCCTGGGCCCCTACAGCGCGGCAGGGAGGCCGCCCGCGCCCTCCGTCCGGACCTTGTGCCCGGCGCAGGTCCGGGCGGCTTGTCGGGTAGGCGCGGGCGGCCTGGAGGGACAATAGCGCGGGGAAAGGGTGGGGTCAAGCCCTGCCGGTCGCGGGCGGGTCGTCAAGCCCGTGTGTCCCGGTCGTCGTCGTGTGCCGTGTGATTTCAATGGCCTAAGATGCCCGGTCGTCACCGGTCGTCAGGCCGTGTGTCCCTGTTTCGCCGCGAACATTACGAGCGAAATGGCTCCCGGTTACCAGTCCGGCGACCCATACTCTCTGCCCTGAGAGGAGCGCAGAAGAAGAGAAGATCTCCCGTGTGAGGGGAGGGTCTTCTTCTCTTCTGCGGAGGCTCCCCCTAAAAAACGATGTATCTCAGATCTGGTAACCTTATAGCTTATACTTGCTGATAACGTCCTACTGAGCGCCATTCTCGCCGGGTACCAGACGGGTACACGGCCTGCGACCGGCCCGCAGCACGAGGGCGAGAACAGCGCCAGCATCGCCATCCACAACGCGCGACCCGGACACCAAGGGCCGCGACCCGACCGCGACCGCACTTCCTGCACTCTTCGGGCTTGACAGCCGCGCCGCCCCTGCGCTACAACCAAGGCGCCTGCTGACCTGGGCACCCCGCCTGCACCGCCGGACTTGCTACCCGGCGGTGCAGGGCCACCGGGCCCCGGACGCTACAGCGGCGACACCCCGTGCCCCAGGTCACCAATGCAGAGCACCCACGACGGGCATCCGTGCCCGACGGCTACCTACACCTGCGCCCGGTCCTCAGCGACAGGCGCGCCCCACCCGACGACGTGGGGGCAAGTCCGGCGCGCCCTGACGCGCCACGGCCGCCCACGCCCCGCTGACAAGCTCGCCGCGCCGTGCTGGGCCCCGCACGTCCTCGGGCCCGACCTGCGCCGCCGCGCCGCCGGCATCGTCTCGGTCCATGCCCTTGTGCTCGACTATGACGACGGGGCCGACGTGCCCGACGTGATGGCCCTGTTTCCCGAGCGCGAGCGCTGCGCATACACGACGTGGTCCGCGCTGCCCGGCGCCCCGAAGTGCCGCCTCGTCTTGCCCTTGGCCGCCCCGGTCTCCGGCGGCATCTGGTCCTCGGTGATGCGCCTGATTCTGCAGGACATCGGGCAAGCGCACGCCGCCGCCGACCCGAAGTGCGTCGACCCCTCCCGGCTCTACCTGCTGCCTGTGCAGGGCCCTGTCGAGGTCGCTGACTACGCGCCCGGCGATCTTCTCGACGTCGCCGAGTACGTTGATCGGGCCGAGTACGACGCCGAGTTGGCCCGCCTCGCCGCTGAGCACGCGCGCGCGAAGTCCGCCGCCCGCGCCGCCGCTGCCGTGCGCTGGGAGCGCGGGGCCGACGACCCCGCTGAGCGCCGGACCCGGGCAGGCCACCGCGCCCTGCGCACCGACCCTGCCGCGCGCCGCGCCGCCGCCGCTGACCTGCGCGCCAAGGTCGCCCCGCGCGACGGGTCCGACGTCGCCTTCGGGCTGACCTGCCCCGGCTGCGGGCGCGCCGATGCATGGTTCGTCATCGACCCGCGCAAGGCATGGTCCGCGTCCTGCAACCACGTCAAGTCCTGCGGCTGGCACGGGCCCGTCGCCGACCTCCTCACCGCCGCCGGGCTTGACGTCGGCGCCTACGGATCGCCCGCATGACCGCGCCGAAGCCTGCCCCCGCCCTGTCCCTCGCCCCGCCCGCCGACTGGGGCCTCGAAACCACCGCCGCCCGTGCCCGCCGTGATCGCGCTGCCGCGGTCTTGGGGCCGCTCGCCGAAGCCGTCGCAAACGAGCATGTCGCCCCCGGCGAGCGCCTGGGCGCCTGGGCCCGGCTGAAGTCCGCCGCCTGCGACGTCGCCGAGCTCTTGCACGTCGCCGGCAACGACGACCTGCGCGACCTACTCGCCGCCGGTGGGGCCATCCGGGGCGGGTCCGCGGACTACCGCGCCCTTGACGCCGCCTGCCGCCGCGTGGCCGCCGACGCTGCCAAGGCGCAGGCTGCCGCCGCGAAGGCATGGGCCGCTGAGCAGGCCCGGCAGGGTCCGCCCCGCTTGACCGCATCGGGCGCCGCGAAGCGCCTGCTTGACTTGGTCGGCCAGCCGACCGTGCCCCAGCCGTTCGAGATGAGCGACAACGGCGTATCCTGCGTCATCTATGACGAAGACGGCGCGCCGACAGACAAGGTCAAGCCCGTCGCCTCGCGCCCGATGGTCCTCTGCGGGCGCGCCGTCGACGTCGACAGCGGCGAGCATCACGCCGAGGTCGCATGGATCGACGACGCCGGGCGCCCGGTCCGGCAGTGGGTGCCGCGCGGCGACATCATGGATGGGCGCAAGCTGCTGACCTTGGCGACCCACGGTGCGCCCGTGTGCAGCCCGACCGCGACCGAAGCCGCCCGCTACCTCGACGCGCTCGACAGTGCTTGGGGCCCGCGCCTGCCCGCCCGCCGCATTGCCGCGCGCATGGGTCACCACGGCGCCGGCTTCCTGCGCGGCGCGGGCTGGCACCCGGGCCCCGCGCCGGCCGCGCCAGAAGGCGAAGACGTGCCCGAGGCCACAGCGCCCCCGGCCGCCCCGCCGATCCACCTCACCCCGCCGGGCGGCTACGAGGCCCTATGCGCGTCCGTGCATAGCCGCGGGACGTGGGAGTCATGGCAAGAAGCGTGGTCCTTGGCTTCTTCCCGCCCGATTGCGCGCTTGGCCGTCTATGCAGCGCTGGCCTCGGTCATCCTGCCGTGGACCACCGGCCGCGGCTGTGTGGTCGACCTGTGGGGGCACACCAGCATCGGCAAGACCACCGCGCTGAACCTCGCCGCATCGGTCTGGGGCGCACCCGGAACCTACGTGGGCAAGTGGTCATCGACGCTGACTTACCGCGAGCGCACCGCTGCGACCTTGTCCTGCCTGCCGCTCATGCTCGACGACACCCGGCAGGTTCCACCCAAAGAGCGCGAGACCATCGGCCAGACTGTCTACACCTTGGCCGACGGGCAGGGCAAGGGCCGCGGCTTCGTCTTCGGCGCGCAGACCCGCGCGACGTGGTGCTCCTTCACCATCAGCACCGGCGAGAGCCCGCTTCTGGGCACGTCGCAGGACGAAGGCGCCCGCGCCCGCTGCCTGTCAATCGAGGGCGCGCCCTTCGCCAGCCGCGACGAAGCCGCCGCCGTCGCCCGCCTGACCGACCGGCACTATGGGCACTTGGGCGCCCGGTTCGTCGACGCGCTGCTGACCCGGGGCAAGGCCGCGATCACCGAGGCTTGGGAAGACCGCGACGCCGCATGGGCCGGCGTCCTTGCCCCCTTGGGCGCCCTGCCCGGCCGCTTGGCCGCCCACATCGCCGCACTGGACGTCGCCGCGACCTTCGCGCACGAAGCCGCCGGCCTGCCGCACGGCGAGCGCCCCGGCATCGACGAAGCCCTGTCAGTCGCCGCCGGCGCCGCGGTCCTCGCTGCCGCTGACGCCGACAAGCCGCTGACCGCCCTGCGCGCCGTCCTGACCCGCGCCGCCGCACAGCAGACCGCTTTTTGGGGCCGGCACGTCCTTGACCGCGAAGGCGAACCCCGCCCGCCGTCCGGGGGGTGGCTGGGGCAGTGGTTGCCCGACAAGTCCGACGACCCGCGCGACCGCTGGAAGCACGTCGCCATCGCCGTTACCGTCATCCGCAGGTGGCTCGCCGAAGACCGCTACGACGGGCCCGGCGTCCTTGCCCAATGGGCCGCCCGGGGATGGCTCGCCTTACCCCGCGAAGAGGCCCGGACCTACGACAAGCCGGTCAAGGTCGACGGCCAGTCCATGCGCTGCGTCTGCATCCTGCGCGCCGCATCCGACGCCGCGATGGGTGACGGCCCGCGCCCCGGCGGTGCGGAGTGAACGCGCCCGACGCACTGGCTGCCACGCCGCCCGCCGACCGCGCCGAGGCCGCCGACTTGCGCCGCCGCGCCCGCGCCGCGCTGGACTTGGCCCTGTCCTCGCACAGCGCGCCCGAGCGCGAGAGCGCTGTCCGGGTCGCTGACCGCCTGTCGCGCCGCCTGATCGCCGGGGGCTACCCGCCGATCCCGGGCACACCTTCGGCCGCCGAGGTCATCGCTGCGAAGGCTGCCGCGCCCCGAGGCCGGCGCAAGCGCCCCGGGCCCGAGGCCCCACCACCGCCTGCCGAGGCTGGTGTCCTCGCCCGCATCGCCCCGGCCGCCGGCAAGCCGCCCCGGCACTACCCGCGCCCGCACGACCCGATCCCGGACGCCCCGGCCCGGCCCCTGCGCGCATGGCAGGCCGCTGCACTGGCCCGCGTGCGCCCAGCCTTGGGGCGAACCCACACCCCCGACGACGGCCTGCCGCGCGCCCTGCGCCCGGTCGTCTGCGCGTTCATGGGGGCTGGCAAGTCCGTGTTTATCGCTGAGCTTGCCCGCCTGTGTGCCGTCAAAGGCTTTCAGGTCGTCGTCGCCACGCCGCGGCAGAAGCTGGTCCGGCAGCTCGGCGAGACGATCCAAGCCTTCGTGCCCGACACCGGCCTCGTGATGGCCGGCTATCGCCAGCCCGCCCGCGTGATCGTCGCCTGCTTCGCCTCGCTTGCACAGGCCAAGGCTGCCGTCGAAGAGACCGGCCGCCCGGTCGACCTGCTCATCGTCGACGAGTGCCACGGGTCCGAGGCCCCGATCCACCAAGCGGCGATGCTGGACCTTGCCCCGCGCTGGATGGTGGGCTTGACCGCGACCCCCTTCCGGTCCGACGAAAAGCAGTCCTTGAGCCTCTGGGATGACGTGGTCTTCCGCTACACCTTCGGCGACGGCCTGCGCGACGGCGTAGTCACACCCATCACCCCGCTGCACTGGACCGCCGCCTGCGCCGCGCACCTGCCCGACGATGCCGCGCCGACGTCGACCCCCGAGGCCCCCGACGTCGACGACGCCCTGATCGCGATGTTCAAGGCGTACGGCCTGCCCGGCCCGACCCTGACCAACGCCCGAAGCATCGCCGACGCCGACGCCTTCGCCGAGCGCCTGACCCGCCACGGCTACCCCGCCGCATCCATCCACAGCGCGCTGACTTGGGCAGAGCAGACCGTCCGGATCGAAGCGCTGCGGGCAGGCCAGATCGCCGTGTTGGTCCACGTCAACATGCTATCCGAGGGCGCCGACTTCCCTTGGTTGATGGGCCTCGCCTGCCGCCGCAACGTGCGCGCCCGGGTCCGCTTTGTGCAGGAAGTCGGCCGGGTCTGCCGCACCCATCCCGGCAAGACCGCCGGCGTCGTCTTCGACCCCTTGGCACTCCTCGCCGCGCACGGCCTGGAGCATCCCGACGCGCTGGGCAAGGCCGTCGACGAAGCCGGCGACACCGAGCCCGACGACGACCGCAAGGACACCGACGAAGACGCCGAGGCAGAGACCGGTCCGCCGCCGAAGGCCGTGCTTCTCGAACAGGTCGACGCGTGGGCCCTTGCGCTCATCGAGGGCCTGCGCCAGACCGGCCGCCTTCCTGCGTCCGAGGCCGAGTACCTGCCCTGGATGATCCGCGAGCTCCGCAAGGGCGGCCGCGCCGCCCCGACCGACAAGCAACTGACTGCCATCGCCCGCGCGGTCAACGGCCGGGCCTTCGCGCACTACCCCTGCCCCGCGACCCGCGCCGAGCTGCGCGCCCTGGTCGACCGCCGCGCCCTGACCAAGCCCCAGGCCGCGGTGCTCCTGACCGCCGTGCGCTGGGTAGCCGACAACGTCGGTCCCCTACAGCCGTGGCCCGCCGACCTGCCGATCCCACCCGCGCCGTCGACCGGCGGCATCAAGAAGCGCACCCGCTGAATACTTGCCCGCCGCTATTGACCCCTGCGCCCTCCCGCGCTACGCTCCCCCAGCCCACACAGGAGCCCGCCACCATGCAGCCCCCCACCAAGCTCGCCGCCCTGAAAGCCCGCTGGGATGCCGGCGACCGCGCCGGCGCCCTCGCCATCGCCGCCCGCTTCCCCCGTCTTGACAGCGATGCCGATGCCATCCGGCGCGGCCATGACGCGCGCCTGCGCCCGGCGTTCTACCGCGCGATCAAGCGTGACCCGGACGCGCTGACCGCGGACGCCTACGCCGCCCTCGCGCGCCGCTACGGGCTGGCCCTGTGAGCGCCGCCCTGTTCGGCACGGACCTGTTCGGCGCCCGCCGCCCGCCGCCCGCGTCGTCGGTGACCGCCGCCCGCTTCGGGGTGCAGCCGTTCACAGTGCTGAACGCGCAGACCGGTGACTGGCAGGAACGCAAGCGGGCATGGGTGGCGCTCGGGTTGAAATCAGAGGAGGGCCGCGACCAAGACGTTCTGGGCTTGTCTGGCGGCCTGCGCGACAGCAAGGGCACAACCAACATCAGCATCTTCGACCCGGTCCTCGCCGAGATGCTGGTCCGCTGGTACGCGCCGCCGGCCGGGCAGGTCATCGACCCCTTCGCCGGCGGGTCCGTCCGCGGCATCGTGTCCGGCGCGCTGGGCCGGCCCTACTGGGGTTGCGACCTGCGTGCGGAGCAGGTCGATGCGAACCGCGCGCAGGCCGCGGCTATCCCCGTGCCCGCCCCGCCCGTCTGGGTGACCGGGGACGCGCGGGATGCCCTTGCCGGCGCCCCGGACGCGGACTTCATGCTGACCTGCCCGCCCTACGGCGACCTTGAACGCTACAGCGATGACCCCGCGGACCTGTCCGCGATGACATGGCCGGACTTCCTTGAAGCCTACCGCGCGATCATCGCCGCGGCATGGGCCCGCCTGCGGCCGGACCGCTTCGCCGCCATCGTCGTCGGTGAAATCCGCTGCCCGCGCGGGCTCTACCGCAACTTCGTCGGCGAGACGGTCCGGGCGTTCATGGACGCGGGCGCCGGGTACTACAACGAGATCATCCTGCAGACACCCATCGGCAGCGGCGCGGCGCGCATGAACAAGCAATTCACGGCCAGCCGCAAGAACGTCAAGATCCACCAAAACGTCCTCGTGTTCGTCAAAGGCGACCCGCGCCGCGCGACGGCCGCCTGCGGTGACGTTGACCCGGGCTGATGCCCATACAGGAGCCCGCCACATGCGCACCCCTCTCGCCATCGGCCAAGTCAGGGCCGACCCAGACCCGCGCCACAAAGGCCGCACCGTCACCGTGATCGCGCTCGACACCGTCAGCGCCACGGTCAAGTCCAACCGCGGCCGCACGTCCACAATCTTCTGCTGCCGCCTCGAGCTCTGGCCCCTCGTCACCACCGACCCCAAGGACACCCAATGACCGTCAACAAGTGCATCCTCATCGGCAACCTCGGCAAAGACGCCGAGCTCCGCAACACCACCTCCGGCATGCAGATCGCGACCCTCCGCCTCGCGACCACCGACCGCCGCAAGGACGCCAGCGGCCAGTGGACCGACCACACCGAATGGCACAGCGTGGTCGCCTTCGACAAGCTCGCCGCCCTGATGGAGCGCTTCGGCAAGAAGGGCAAGCCGCTCTATGTCGAGGGCCGCATCCAAACCCGCGAGTACACCGACAAGGACGGGCAGAAGCGCTGGTCCACCGAGATCATCGCCGGCGAGATCCGCCTCCTCGGCAGCCGCGAAGACAGCGCCGGGGCCACGTCCGACCGCAGCGACCGCGACCGCCCCGAGGCCGGCCGCAGCGCCGACCGGCAGGCCGGCAAGCCGCCCGCCCGCGCCCCGGCGAAGGCGCCGGCCGATGACTGGGGCGACGACGGAGTGCCCTTTTAGACCACCGGAGCGATGATGCCTGCCATCACCACCGACCACACCGACGCGCTGGCGATGGCCGAAGCCGTCATCGCCGCAATCCACGCCGCCGCCCACCGCCGCACCGGCATCCGCATCCAAGTCGAGCGCGGCGTCGTCGCCGCCGCGGCTCGCCGCCTCATCGCCGAGGGCGCCAACCCCGCGCACGTCCGCGCCGACTTCGTGGCCGGCGCCCTGCGCTTCACCGCACCGGAGCCCGCATGATCCACCTCATCCGCGACCACGCCCACGACGCCCCCGACCCCATCAACCCGACCGCGGGCCTGCACTGCCCAACCTGCGGCCGCACCCCGCGCCTGTCGGTGACCCCGCCCGAGACGCACCCGCCAATCGACGCGGAGGCGGAGCTGACGTGCTGCAGGCACTACGCCCACGCCGCGGGCGAAACCGCCGTCAGCGCCGCCGAGGATGCCGCGGGGCGATGGCTGCGGCTGTTTCCGGTGGCCGATGCGGGCGGGGATGTTGATCCGGAGCCGACCCCATGACCCGCGATCCCCTTGACCGCTACTACACCGACGACCGCCTCGCATCGGCTTGCATGCGTTGGCTGATCGACTGCTTCGACGCACCCGACGTGGTCCTTGAGCCTTGCTCGGGCGGCGGGGCCTTCGGGCGTGCGGCGCAGCGGGCAGCCCCCGGTGTGAAGGTGCTCGGGTGCGACATCGACCCGGACGCCGCGCCCGGCTACCCCTGCGACCGCGTGCCGGTGTCGACGTGGCGCCCACCGGCCGGCCTGCCGTGTCGGACGTGGATCGTCACGAACCCGCATTACCAGGGCATCTACGACACGGTGCGCGATCTGCGCTCCCTACAAGACCGGGCCGGCGCGTCGGTCGTGGCCCTGCTGCTGCGCGAGACGACGATCGGTCAGCTGATGGCGGGCGAGGACCCGCCGCACCACATGGTAGTGAGCCCCATCCGGCCGCGCTGGGGTGGCCCCGGTGGCGCCGCGCTGACGTCGGGGGACACCTGCGGGTCGGTCCTCTGTGTGTGGGAGGAGGGCGTGCGACCGGGCAGCACGTCACGGATCAGCCTGCTTCCACCTTGGCGCGCGAAGGGCAGTCGGTGATCGTCTGAATAACTATCGTGCGCCTATTGACTACCAGAGGCCAGGGCAATAGGCTCTGTGTGCGGCGCCGGTCCACGGGCCGCCACGGAGGAACATGAACGACACCGACCTCTACCGCGCCTTTCTGGAGGCCAAGCGCACCGAAGCCCACCCCGCGGGCTTCGCGTGGGCGCCGCCCGATGACTGCGCGCTCTTCCCTTTCCAGCGCGAGATCGTGCGCTGGGCTGTCCACCAGGGCCGCGCGGCGATCTTCGCCGACACCGGCCTCGGCAAGACCGGCATGCAACTTCACTGGGCCGCCGCGGTGCGCGCCCACACCGGCCGCCCGGTGCTGATCCTGACGCCGCTTGCCGTGGCCGCGCAGACGGTCCGCGAGGCGGCCAAATTCCGCATCGCCGACGTCGCCCAGGTCAGGGACGCATCCGAAGTGCGCCCCGGGCTGATCGCGGTCTGCAACTACGACCGCCTCGACAAGCTGGACGCCGACGTCTTCGCAGGCGTTGTCCTTGACGAGTCGTCCATCTTGAAGAACTACACCGGGGCGATCAAGCGCGCCCTGATCCGGTCCTTCGCTGCAACCGCCTACAAGCTGGCGTGCACCGCGACCCCCGCCCCGAACGACCACACCGAGTTGGGCAACCATTCCGAGTTCCTTGGCGTGATGGACTCACACCGGATGCTGGCCCGCTGGTTCATCAGCGATCAGTCCGAGGCCGGCAAGTACAAGCTCAAAGGCCACGCCGTCCGGCCCTTCTGGGATTGGGTGACGTCCTGGGCCCGTTGCATCGGCCGGCCGTCGGACATGGGCCCGTTCGAGGACGCCGGGTACGCGCTGCCCGACCTCAACCTCCACCGCCACACGGTCAAGGTCGACACGACGACCGGCCGCGCCGACGGGATGCTCTTCCGGCAGGCTGACCTCTCCGCGACCGGGCTGCACCGCGAGAAGCGCCAGACCACCGAGGACCGCGCTGCTGCCCTCGCCGCGTTGGTGCGCGCTGAGCCTGCCGAGCCCTGGATACTTTGGTGCGAGACCAACTACGAGGCCGACGCACTGCGCGCTGTTCTACCCGAAGCCGTCGACGTCCGGGGCAACGACACCCCGGAGGCCAAGGCCGACCGCTTGCTGGGCTTCACCGACCGCGGGGGCGTGCTGATCACCAAGCCGGGCATCGCCGGCATGGGCCTCAACTGGCAACACTGCGCCCGCGTCGGCTTTATCGGCCTGTCCTACAGCTATGAGCAGTTCTATCAGGCCGTCCGCCGATGCTGGCGCTTCGGACAGGCCCGCCCGGTCGACGTCCACGTCATTGCTGCCGAGACGGAGACGCCGATCTGGGCCGTGATCGAACGCAAGGCCGACGATCACGAAGCGATGAAAATCGAGATGTTCGCCGCGAGCCGCCGCGCCGTGGCCCGGTCCTACGACCGCGACCCGTACCACCCAACCCACCAAGCCCGCGTCCCCGCGTGGCTTGTCACCCGCTGACCCAACGGAGCCGACCATGACGACCGAACCCACCGACCGCACCAACCCCGCGCCCATCGCCTGCCTCGGGTCCGCCCACGGCGAAGACTTCACCCTCTACAACGGCGATTGCGTCGAAGTCCTGCGGCAGCTTCCCGCGCACAGCGTCGACCTCGCGCTGTTCTCGCCGCCCTTCGCCAACGTCTACACCTACAGCGACAGCGCCCGCGACTTGGGCAACGTCGACAGCGAAGACCACTTCATCGAGGGTTATCGCTTCGTCGCCCGCGAGCTCTACCGCCTGACCCGCCCCGGCCGGATCTGCGCCGTCCACTGTAAGCAGATCATCCGCTACAAGGGCAGCCACGGCCGCGCCGGCTGGCACGACTTCCGGGGCGACCTGATCCGCGTTCACGAGGAGGAAGGCTGGCAGTACGCCTGTGAGTACGTGCTCTGGACCGATCCCGTCATTGAGCAGCGCAAGACCAACAACATGCGCCTGCTCTACAAGCAAATCCGCACGGACAGCACGTTCAGCGGCGCCGGGATGCCTGAGTACGTGCTGATCTTCCGCAAGTGGGCCGCGGAGGGCGAAGAGGACTTCGTCAAGCCCGTGCCGCACACGTCCGAAACCTTCCCGCTGGAACAGTGGCAGAAGTGGGCTAGCCCGGTCTGGATGGACGTCCAGCACACGAACACCCTGAACGTCGCTGCCGCCCGCGAGGATGCCGACGAAAAGCACATGTGCCCGCTGTCGCTTGACGTGATCCACCGCCTCTGCGTGCTCTACAGCAACCCGGGCGAAGTCTGCCTGTCGCCCTTCGCCGGCGTCGGCTCCGAGGGCGTGGGCTGCCTGCGCAATGACCGGCGCTTCGTGGGCATCGAGCTCAAAGAGTCCTACTTCAACCGCGCCGCCGAGAACCTGCGCGCACAGGAGGGCACCAAGCGCCAGCCGTCGCTCTTCACCCCGCGATAGCCCACCACCCGCGCCCATCCACCCCGAGCCCCGACGCCCCACCCGGCGCCGGGGCTTCGTGCTGCCCTGCCCCAACGCAAGCGGCCGCCCGGACTACCCGGACGGCCACCGCGCCCGGCCGAGGCCCCTCCCGGCCCGTGCGCCTGCCCGCCTACCACACCGCGCCCCAAACGCAAAGGGCCGCCCGGTGTGACCCGAGCGGCCCGAGGTGTTTGCAGCCGGAGGGCCCAAGGCCCGCGCGCCGTAAGCACCCTGCAGCGCCCCAACCATACCCCACCACCGCCCCGCGCGCAAGCAAGGGCCGCCGAGGTCACCCCCGACGGCCCCGTGACGCCTCCCACGCTTGGCGGGTGCGCTGGCGGTAGTCTACACGATGCTGCACGCCCCGGACGTGCAGGCGAAGGTCTGCGCGGCCTCGCTGACGCCGTTCTCGTACAGCGCCAGGGTCGACCAATCAACGGCCGGCAGGGCGGCGACGCGCGCGGCGTACTCCGCTTCGGTCAGGTCAGTGAGCGGCGTGCCGTAGTACACCGCACCATCGTCCGGCAGGAACGACACCCCGCCCAAGCGCCCGGCAGACCCGCGCTCCCACACCCGCTCCCGCACGCCGTCCCATTCGTGCGCCCGGACGCTGACGGTCACGGACTGGTTGTGGCCCTTCTCAGCCAACCACCCCGTGTTGATCACGTCCAACCGGTCGAGCAACCCCACCGCGGTCTCCCCGGCGCGCACCAACGCGGATGCGCCGACCTCCATCGGCAGCTCGAAGAGCCACCCGCCGACGTCCTCGGGGGCCTTAGTGCCCGCCGCCAAGGCCAGCGCGTCGCTCTCCCACTCAGGGATGCACGGCACCCCGGCAGCCCGCAGGACCGCGCAGATCGGCGACTTCGCGCTGACGGTGATCCGGCGCAGGTAGCGCCGGGCGTGGTGCGCGTGGATGCCCGAAGAGCAGCCAAGGAACACGCTGCTGTTGCCGTCCGGCTTGCCGCAGGTCACCCCGGCCGCGACGTTGATCCCGAGGATGCCCGCCCACCATGCGTTCGCGTCGACGGCCAAGCGGTTCAAGTCCTGCAGCTTTGCCACCGACGACACAACCTGCGGGCAGTCCGCCTGCCCGGACAGACCCACGCCCAACAGCGCGTCCCGCCGGGTCACCTCGCCCCAGCCCGCGCGCAGACCCCGGAAGCGCGTGCACGAAGCCTGCAGCGTGCCGATGAAGGCCGCCAGCGCGACCTTTCGCCGCGCGCTGTCCAAGTCGTCCCAAGGCCGCAGGATGACGTTGCTGAGATTGCAGAACTGGCCGCCGCCCGACCCGTCATCGGGCGCCGCGGCATCCTGCCACGCGAGGCCGATCTCGACACACGGGTTCGCCCGGAGCTCGACGCCCCGGTAGGCCATGCGCGCCGGCGAGAAGATGCCGCGCTCGCCGGCCTTCGACGTCTGGAGCACCTGCCACTCATAGTCGAAGTCCTCCCGGGTGAGCCCATCAGGCCAGACCCAAGAGTTGTTCGCCTGCCCGCGCTCGGCGGGGATGACCGCGCCCAGACCCATCGCCGCCGGGTAGTGCTTCGCCCAGCGCATCGCGTTGTCACCACCGGCGTCCTCGACGTCGCTGAAGCTGATCATCGCCGACCGCCGGACCCCGCCGACCTGCACAGCCCGCGCCGCGAGGCAGAGCAGGTCGTGAACCTCGACAGGCCGCAGGCGCCGACCCGCGGCCCCCGCGATCTGCAGCGCCGTGCGCAGGCCGCCCAGGTAGCGCAGAAGCGGCTCAGGGCCGGACGCCTCGCCGCCCTTGGTCCGCAGCGGCGCGCCGGCGGGGCGAACCCCGGACGTGTCGAAGGACACATCGCGCCCGGAGAACCACGCATCCACACCGACCTGCACAGCCTCAGCCCACCCCTCCGTGCTGTCCTCGACGACGTGCACGGGCGGCGCGCTGAAGTCCGCGGGCGCCAGCGGCACCGGCAGGCGGTCGACGAAGCGGCGCTCAACGCTGAACCCGAAGCCGGTCCCGTGCATCAGGACATACAGGCACTCATGGAACACCGCGAGCGAGTCCGCCGGGGCGAAAGCGCAGTTGTAGAGCGCGATGTCGTTGTGGTCGAGCACGTCACCCGCCGCCCACAACCCGCGCATCGACGGCATCACCTCCCGCGCAAACACCGCCCGGACCGCCCGGCGCAGTTCGTCGGTCGCGCCCGCGTCCCCGGTCTGCGCCCGCAGGCGGTGGAGCATGTAGCTGCCCCAGCGCGTCACAGTCTGCCGCCACGTCTCGCGCTGCCCGTCCGGCCGGATCTTCGCGTAGGTCCGCAGCCGCACGATCTCCGACGCCAGCCGCGCGCCCGGCGACAGACCCACCAGCGCGTCGTCGTCGTTCAGGTCCGCGAGCCACCCCGCGACAACGTCCTCAGCCGCGGCCTTATCATCGGCCCACACGGCACCGGTCACACCCTCCACACCCATCACACACCTCCCCAAAGCAAAGGCAGACCCCCAGCGTACCACACGCCGGGGGCCGGTCAACGGTCAAGACAGACCCCGGACATCCTCAATCGCCGTCATCAACGCCCGCCCCACCACCTCAGCAAGCCGCGGCGGCACGGCGTTCCCGACCTGCCGATACTGCGCCCCGACCCCGCCCTGCCACGGGTGCCCGGCGGGGAAGTCCTGCAGGCGCGCGCACTCGGCGACCGTCAATCGGCGGCGGCCGGTGCCAAGGTACAGCGCATCACTGGCCCGCTGCATCTTCTCGGGGTTCCCGCCTGGTCCGCTGCCCTTCTGCTCACCGACCGCCGAGACGGTAGGGGAGGGACGGTCAAGCCACGGCACCCCGCAGGCCTCGGGAAAGCAGCCGACTGCGTTGGCAGGGTCGTCAAGCGGCACCTCTTCCCATGCCACCTGACCCTGTCTGCTGCGCTTGTACTGCGCCACGCCGTCGGTCTCGCCAAGTGCCAACGCCTCCCGCATCGACACCCAACCCTGCGCCCGGCCCGGCCCATGCGTCGGCACAGGCTCCACCAACGGCGCGGGCCCCGCCCAGAGGATGACCCTCCGACGGTGCTGCGGCACGCCGAAGTCGGCGGCATCGAGGAGCCACCAACCGACGTGCGCAAAGCGCGCCCGCAGGTCCGGCATGATGACGCGCTCGAAGTAGCAGCCGGGGCAGTCCTCCGCCGGGGCCGTGCCGAAGAGCCCGCGCTGCCCGCCCGCCGCGGTGCAACCGCTGCGGTGAAGCAGCAGCCCGCGCACGTTCTCGCCGAGGAACCACGCCGGGCGGAACCGGTCCAGCGCGTCGACGGTCCACGGCCAGCCGTTGCGGCCATCGTGCGCCCCCTTGCGCGCCCCAGCCGTCGACCACGCTTGGCACGGGAACGACGACCAGAGCACGTCCACCGACTCGCCAGCGACCGCGGCGATGGCCTGCAAGTCCCTGACGTCACCCTCGACGACCGGGCCCAAGCCAGCCGCGCGCAGGGTAGCGCAGGCGTGCCGGTCCCACTCGCACAGAGCGGCGTGCTCAAGGCCCGCGGCGCCGAGGCCGAGGGCAGCGCCCCCAGCCCCGGCGAAGAGCTCAAGACAGCGCGGGGCGGCCATCAGTCGAGCCGCATCGGCATGACCACGCCGCCGACCCCGGCCCGCGCCCCGGACCACGCGACCGGATCGAGCGCGCCGGCCAAGCGGAAGGTCACCGGCCCCGCGCCCGCAGCCTTGACGGCATCGGCCAGATACCGCGCGTTGAAGCCGGTTTGCAGCGGCGCCCCGTCGACCTCGGCGTCGACCTCTTCCTGCGCGCTGCCTGCCTTCAGCGACACCGCCGCGAGTCCGATCCGGCCCTCGTTCAGCGCGACGCGGATGCTGCTGTTCTTGTCGTCGGCGCACAGGCCGACACGGGACAGGCCCGCCGCCAGCGCCCCGCCGTCAACGGTCGCGGTGATGCGGATCGAGGACTCGGGGAGCAAGACCAACCGGTAGTCCGGAAACTGGCCCTCGATCATCCGGTACTCAACCACCGTCGCCTGCGCCCGCACGCCGTCGGGGCCGACCACCCCGCCGACCTCGGCGCGCAGGTGCCGGGGGCCCCAGGCCAGCGTCACGGTCGCGCCGTCCGGGTCACCGTTGCCGCGGATGACCTGCCGCAGCGCGTGCGCCTGCGCCTTGCCGAAGAGCGACGTCCGCGGGATGCGCACCGCATCCGGGTCGACCTTCGCATCGCCGTCGACGATGACCTCCGCCCACGTCAAGCGGCTGCCGTCCGTCCCGACCCACCGCAGCGCCCCGGCGGCGCGCCCGTCCGGCCCGGCGACGTGCTCTACCGCCGCGCCGTTCAGGCCCTGCCGGTTGACGTCGTCGGACACGGCCGGGATCACCGCCCCGAGCGCGTCCGACAGAGCCGCCGCCCCGAGCGTGATGCCAGCGCCGTAGGTGACCTCGTCCTTGGCCGGCGGGAAGTCGTCAACCTCGCCGCACTGCAGCTTGTACTCCGTCTTGCCGGCCTTGACGGTCAGGACGCGCCCGTCCTTGCCGCCGGCCTTCAGCGCCACGGGCCCGGCGCCCTTCAGGGCATCGAGCACCTGGACGATCCGGGCCGCAGGGACCGCGACCCGCCCGACCCCGCGGCACTCCGTGACCGACAGGGCCGGCGTCGTCAGGCGCGCCACGCCGTCGGTCCCGACCGCCGACAGGCCATCCCGCGTCAAGATCATCAGCACGTCCGCCGACGCCCCGCCGGACACGTCCCGATCCCGCGCCGCCGCCGAAGCGGCCAGCCCGACGACAAGGCGCACAACATCGCCGTTCACGACACAGTCAAACATCAAACACCTCCGCCCGGCACCCGGGCCTCGCGATCATGCAGCGTCCCGGCCGACTGCCGGGCCCGCAGCTTCTCAAGGTTGTAGAACGCGACCTCTTGGGCGCTGAACCCCGCGGCACGGCACATGGACGTCGCAACCATCGCCAGCGGCAGGCCACCGAGCACGTCCCCCATCGCCACGCCGATCGCGTGCGCGACGTGGTCGACCCGATCCGTGAGGGTCATCTCGTAGATGGGCCGCACAGGGTCGGCGGTCCACAGCCCGACGCCGTCCCCCTCCGACTCAAGCGCCGCGTACCACAGCACGTCGCCCAGCTCGGCCCGCAGGTCGACGAAGACCTCGGCGCCCTTCTTGAGCACGCGCCGGTCATCGAGCGCCCCAAGCGCCTCTCCGAGCTCAGACAGCACCCCGCGCCGCGCCGCAGACGCCGCACGGTCAGGCCGGTACGCGCTCAACCGCAGCACCTCGGCACGGTAGTCCCGCCACCGCAGGCTGCGCCACGGATCGGCAAGGATGCCACCCACTTCATCACCACTCATCACCACCTCCGCCCGCCCGCCGATCCACCCGGCACCGCGGCCCCGGCAGCCTATCCCCAGCACCGCGCACCCGTCAATAGCGACGCGCAAAGAACCGCAAAGACCGCGAGAACACCGCAGCCGTGCGCGTCCACAACTTTCTTTGCACTTTGTAGCGACCGGCTATTGACCCGCAGACACCCAGGCGATAGGGTGAAGGGGCCGGCGGGGAGCGAACCACCCCGCCCCACCACGGAGCCGACCATGACCACCGCTACCCCGCTGACCGCCGAACTCCGCGCCGCCTTCCGCACCAACACCTCGTGCAAGCACGCGCACCCGCTGGCCCGCGCCGTCGCCTGCGCCCGCCGCGATTACGTCGCGTCCTGGCGCCTCGGCCCGGCCGCCGAGGCCGCCGCGCTGGCCCGCTACAACGCCGCTGTCGCTGCGGTTGACGCCGCGGCCTGACCCCTTCACAGGGCGCGCCCTGTCCATCACCGCCCCGCCGTGCGCGCCCTTCCATGGTCGGCCGGGGCGGCGCTGCCCGACGCATCGGGCCGGTCCGCAAGACGCCCGCGTGGACCGCCCGCCGGAACATCCTCCCCGGTGGGTCAAGCGCGCTGCCCCAAGCGTGCGACGCGGGCGTTCTTTTCACTGACAGGAGACAGGCCATGAGCGCGAAAGATCTGCAGATCGGCTCCACCGTGTGGGTGTTTGACGAGAACCGCCGCTTCTATAACGTCGGCCCAGAGGGGCGCGGGAGGGGCGGACCGCTGCGCCGCCCCATGTGGGGCGAATGGCGGATCGTCGATCAGACGGTGAAGAGCTGGGTTGCGCTTCCGCTGTACCAAGCTGAGCAATACAAGGGTGATCTGCGTGCTGATCGGAGTGCGATCAAGATCCCGAAGACGCATGAGGGCACCACATACACCGCCGCATCGAACGGCTTCCGTTGCCCGTTGGTTGCCCTCACTGCCCAAGCGGTTGAGGATGACGTGTGGCGGCACAACAACAAGCACAAGCTACTGGAGGCTGCCCAAAAATCGGACACCAGCACGCTGCGCAAGATCGCCGAGTTGATCGGCTACACCGCCACGGAGGACTGACCCCATGCCCACCAAGACGGTCAAGATCACCCGCGACTGCGCGATGGTCTGGGATCACTGGGATGAAGCGCCGGGCGAAGGCAGCGTCGCCGTCCGCTACACCGAGCACTCGACCGACCACTTCACCCCAAACAGCGTGACCGAGGCCGACATCGACGCTGCGACGGCGCGGGCCATCGTCGCGCTGCTCGTGGCTGCCTTCGGTCCCGCTGTACTGCCCACCAAGGAGGACTGACCCCATGCCCACCTTCGCCAGCCGTACCGAATGGCTCGCCGCCCGCAACACGCCCGCACCCGACGGCGGCCCGATGCTCGGCGCCAGCGACATGGCCACGCCCTTCGGCCTCGGCTTCGTCAGCCCCGCCCGCTTCGCCGCCATTCTGCGCGGCGACCTGCCCCGCGACCCCGAGCCGGACGCCCCCAGCGACCCGCGCGCGGTCGGGACGCGCCTCGAACACGTCGCGCTCACCGAGTACTGCGTTCACCACCGCCCCGACGGCGCGTGGCCCCTCGCCGATGAGATCACGCGCTGGGCGCACCCTGACCGGCCCTGGCTCGCTGTCAGCCCGGACGCGCTGGTATGCGAGACCATGAGCGCCCCCGTGACCGGGCTTGTCGAGGTCAAGATCCCCCGCGGCGCTTGGGAACTCGCCAACTACGCCCCGGACCGCCCCGAAGGCTACGGCATCGCCGCGACCCTCGCCGACCCGCGCGGCCCCGCCATCCCGCGCAAGTACGCCTTGCAAGTCCTCGCCCAGATGGCCACGATCCGGGCCTGCCAAGCCAACGACACCGGCCCCGGCTACCCGCCCGCGCTGACCTACTGCGACCTGTGGGTCTGGGCCGGCCCGCACGCGCACCGCCGCGTCCGCCTGACCTGGGACGAAGGTGCGCAGGCTGCCGCTGACAGCCTCTTCGACGCGGTCGGCGCGTGGCGCCAGCGGCACGTCCTTGACGGCGAGCCCGTGCCTGTGGGCTGCCCGGACGATGCCGCAGTAGCTGTCCGCCTCTGGCGCGCCGAGGGCCAGCACAGCGCGCCGGGGCTGGCCCGGACCGCCGCAGAGTACGCCGCGGCCGCCGACGGCATGAGGCGGGCCGAAGCCCACAAGGAAGCCGCCAAGGCCGCGCTGCTCGGGGCGCTCTACCGCGCCGGGGCGTCCACCGCCCTGATCCCCGACCCGGCCGCCGACCCGGGCGCCAAGACCAAGGCCGCCCGCGAGGGCAAGCCCGCGAAGGTTGCGATCACCGGCACCCCGGGCGGCGTCCGCTCGCTGCGCGTCACGCCGGGATGGCTCACCGACGCAGGCTGTACCCCGCTCTCCGACGACATCACCGCCCCCATCGAGCCGATCACCATCCCGGGCATCACGACCGGCGAGCTCGCCGCGCGCTGGGCCGACGCCCCGGCCGCCCCGCCGACCGACGCCCCGCAGGCCACCGACCCGGTCTTGGCTGCGGCGCTCGCTGCGATGGCCAGCGACGACGGGGCGGACTGGTAGCCGGGAACGTCGACAGGCGCGCGGCTCTCACTTTCTTTCGTGAAAGTAGCCGCGGCCTATTGACCCTGCGATGAGGGGTGGATATGCTTTGTGGGCGGACGGGAGACCAACCACCCCGCCGCCCACGGAGCCGACCATGACCACCGCCGCCATCAAGACCGCCTCCATCTGCCTCAAGTGCGACGGGACCGGCAACATCAGCGCTTTCCGGCACATCCAAAACGGCCTGTGCTTCGTCTGCGGCGGCACCGGCATCGCCCCGGCTGGCCTGCCCGCCGGTGTCAAGGTCTCCGCCCCGGCGACCGCTCACCGCGAAGTCAGCCTCGGCGCCCTGGGTGTCGCATTCATCGAGCGCCACGCCGCCGCCTACGGCACGGCCTTCGTCGCCCACATCGGGCAGGCGGCCGTCTGGTTCAACGTCACCGGCGGCAAGATCGCCGACCTCGTCGTGAGCGACGGCCTGCGCAGCCAGCGCGCCCAGGTCCAGGCAGCCCTGCAGGGCGCCCTCCGGGCCTAAGCCCCGGCGCCGGCCCGGCGGCTTCGGTCGCCGGGTCCGCGCAAACGTCGACGTGGTGCGGCTTCCCACTTTCTTTGAAGAAAGTAGCCATGACCTATTGACCGCTTGGCGAGGGGTGGATACACTCATGGGGCCAGCGGGGAGCAAAACCAACCCCGCCGCCCACGGAGCCGACCATGACCACCAAGATCACCAAGACCGAAGCTGCCGCCCTCGCCTACGACAACGCCTGCGCCGCCTACACCAACGCGCAGCACGAGAGCATCCGCATCTGGAAGTCCATCCGCATCGTCCGCGACGGCGGCACGCTGAACACCAACCAGGAGGACGTGCTGGTCGACGTCTGCCGCACCAAGGTTGGCAACCTCGCCTACTACATGAACCACGCTGAGATGGCTGAGATGGCCGCCCAGATCAGCCGGGAGAACCTCGCCGCCGCCAGCGCGCTGTGCGACGAGCTCGGCGAGATCGCCGACAAGCTGGAGCAGGCCGCCGCCCGCCGCGAGGCCCGCAAGGCCGCCGCCAAGGCTGCCGAGATCGCCGCCGCCTTCGCCGCCGCGATGGCTGCCTAAGCCCCCCGGGGCCGGCCCGGCGGCCCCCAACCCTCCGCCCCAAGCGCGCCGCCCGGGACCGCGGCGCGCGCCCCTACGCAAGAAC